AGTTCGAATCTCGTCCTCTCCGCCCTATGATAAAAGTCGAGTTTCAACCCTCGACTTTTATTATTTATAATTGAAAGGAACTCAGGTAGTTACACCCCATTCTGTACTATACGAAAATTTTGTATCGAACCTGTGGTTTCCGGCAGTATGAATGAAGTTTTGTGCATCGCACAGAAGCTGCTGCAATCTCCAAGTTGTTCGCCCGTAAATCTTCATTCAAATGGCGAATATTTCGTTAAAATTTACTAACAGAAACGGACGGTTCTGTCTATGCGCAACCGTCGTCGGCACTACTACTCGACATTACCGTACTGTCGATGAACTGAGGAATCCCGACTTTAAGACTTGGGATAAGACCACTCAAAGATTTGGCTCACGCCGCCCAATCGACCGTACCAACAACCAGATTCTTTCTGACATCCTCAGACATTACGAGGATTTGATGAAGGCGTATGATTTCGCTTCTGGCAAGGAACTCTTTGCATTTCAGTCTCATAATCCTGAAGAGCTGCCTAAAGAAGCAGTCAGGAAGACTCCACCAAGAACAACGCCTCCACTGCAAACGCGACAAGCCGAGAACAAAGTGGCATCTTTCAAATCTGAAATCACTCTTGGAAAATGGCTGGATGAGATTATCGAGGAAATCAAGAACCCGACCCGACTCAAACCTTCAGCCAGCTATCAAGGTTATTTAACACTTTTACATAAACTGGAAGCAGAAGGGAAGCTCATAAATCAGCCTGTTTCTTCTCTTGGAGATGACAGTTTTGTGCAACTCATAAAGTGGTTAGGCAAACAGAAAGGGAAAAATGGCAAAGGAGTCAACTTTATCGGCACGATGAAGATGTTTGCCGCCGCACTCAGTCGTGCCAGAAAAGCCCGGCTGACAACTTATCGTCCGGACTTTCCATACATGGATTATGCTCCGGTGCATAAAGTCACTGATAAAGCCAAAGATTTCCTGACTAACGGCGGTGCGATTCAGAGTCTGACCGATGAACAGTACGAACAGTTTGTATCAATGGATCTCAGTGAAATCAAACTGGCGCGTGGTGCAAAGATGGAATATTACAAAGAGCTTTACAGAGATTTCTGTATGCTCCTGTATGAAATGAAATCACGTCCCATCGACATCCTTCGGCTTCATTGGGACAATATCGCTTATGATGAAGCTACCGGTCGCTTCACTTGTACCTATATCCCTGCCAAAAAGAAGAATTACGGGGCGTCGAGCAAGCACACATCAAAGGCACTGGTGATACAGTATCTATCACCTAAAGCCGTAGAGATTGTCCTGAAGTATCAGGGTAAGTCTAAGGGCGGTTATGTGTTCCCATTTGCCTTGAATCAGACACGCTGGAATCTGAATGACCCTCAGCAGTTCCATTACCACTACTATAAAGGCAATCACATCTGCGGGCAAATCAACAGATTTCTGCATAAAGTTGGACAACATCTAAAAGTTCCTTTCCAGCTTACTCTCTACGCCTTCAGAAGAACGGCTATCACTCAGGCTATCATTGAAAACAAGATGCCGATAACGATGATAGCGAAAGTTGCCGGTACATCTGTAGAAATGATTGAGGCTCACTACGCCAACTATCTCCATGCTCTTGCCGCATACTGACGAAAAAACTCCCTTCTCGGAATCAACCGGGAAGGGAGCCAACATTTATAGAGCATGAATCACTTTTTCGGAAGTGCGTCGTAGATACGTTCTACGAGAGCCCAAAAATCATCCGGACAAGGCTGTTCGGCAAGAGCTTCGCAGCCTTTCTTGATATATTCCAGTTCTTCTGGAGTGAATTCTACAGTATGTGGTTGGGCGATGTCCTTTTCGATATTCCAGACGATGCCCTTGCCATCTTCGTTTTCTTTGATTTCAAATTTCTTCTGGTCTTCAGCTGTCAGTCCCACCTTCTTCATAATGTTACGCTTCATGGCGTATTCTATAAAGGTGTTTTGCTGTGGGAGTAGCTGAGGGAAATAAAGGCGATCTTTAACGTGTAGTTCCATAACTGTTCTTATGTTGTTTTTGTAAAGAATAGTCAGGTCGGATTTGATGGGTTTGAGATTTTGCCGATTATCTACAAAAGAAAAGCCCGAACCGTGAGGCTCAGGCGGTTTATATGTGTAGTGCCTAAAGAGAGGTTAAGGGAGTATGTATGAGTATGACGGTATTCGTAGTTTCCGACAGTCTTCAGCCGTAACCCCTTTCAGCTTTATGGAAGGACAAGCAGAATTTAGATTCTTGCTAATCGTCATTTTGTCTTGATTTGGTTTAGTCCTTTCCTGTTTCATTCTGTATCGGATATATTTACTCGATTATTGACTTTAAGAAGAAATACATCGCCACGGTTTCTTTTCGACTTTGATCTTTGAGGAAATCATTATAAATTTTTTCTTCCGGAGATCCAAGAAACTTAAATCCATTCTTTTGATAAAATGGTACGGCTGATGGATATGCGTCAACGGTAAGGAAGCAGCATCCGGTTTTATTCTCTGTTACCATCCAATTTTTTATAAAATCCATAGCTTTACTTCCCCAATGCTCAGGTTGACGGCGATATGTCGTAGCTACGGCAAAACGACCTATTTTAACTGCCGGATAGTCACCGCGATGTTTTTGATGAGGGAATTTGCTTTTTATCTTTCGCCAAAAATTTTTCGGCAATGTTTCAGCCGTAATTTTATCATTGGCAAGGCTGAAATATAAAGCAACCCCGTCATTTAATAATAAGTAATATGTAACGGTCAGAAGATCTTTTTGCCAATTTGCTGCATCTTTGGCGAAAAATTCATTCAAATCATCATCACCGCAATCAAACTGAGGAACAGTAAAATCCGGATTAAGCCTCGTAAACGGGTTGAATAAATCCATTAAGCCTCACCACGGTGTTGTGCAACTAAAGCCATGAAATCATTAACACTGCGCTTAATACGCTGACGTTCACGCTTTCGTTCTTCTGGAGTGGGGAGCACTGATATGTCGGCAAGAAAACGTTCTGCATCCTTGCCATAAAGAGCTGGAGTATTTCTAATAGGTCTTGCCATTGTAATTGTCGGTGATTATTCCGCCACAAAGTTACGACTAAAATCCTGAAGTCGCAAGTATTTGTGTTCTTAATTTTGATGTTCTTTGTAATATTAACATTTGTCTCATTGATATAGTTCTAAAAGAATGTGGAGAATACCATAAAAGATATTCTCCACCGCTTCCTTATTATAGTGCTCAGTCTGCTGCATGTGCAGATGCTGGCACTGTTGTTTCACCAAGTGAGTATATTATAACTGATTCCAATTCCAATGTACGGACCAATTTTATTACCAGTCCCATAATATCCAGCCCCGACGTGTAGACCAAGACCCCATCGTTTGGGAGGTTCACGGATATGTTGCGTAATTTTGACTGTTCTCTCAAAAATATCAATACTGTCTAAACTCACATTGAATCCGCTTACCCATGCGTGATATGTGCTGTCTTTATATTCCTTCTGTTGTATCGGAACTTCTACATATACACTATCGACTTTGATGATGTCAGAGCCTTGTGTATAGACAGTATCGGCTACCGGCAACTTTACAGGCACATACCGCAATACTACGCTGTCAACCGGCATTGGCTGTTTGTATGTAATGGTATCAACGATTGTATCTCGAAATATAATTGTGTCATTTTCAGGAGGCGATGATCTGGAATATCCGAGCCGACCACCGGCGAACCCTATCAAAAGAGCGAGTAAGACAACAATAATATATGGTAACTTTTTCATAGCAAATCTTTATATTCCGGTATAGCATTGAAACACGGACACCCTTTGATATATTCGTATGGGTCAATTATACCGTTCCCATTCAAATCCGGAGATGTGTCGCGGTGTCCAATGATGCGCTTGATTGTTGGATAACGCGATATGAGCTGCTTCAGGAGTTTGATTAGGCTCTCTTTCTGTTGTGCAGTTCGAGTGTCCTTAATCATTCTGCCGTTAGTATCACGAGCGTCAAGACCTCCGATATAACAGATACCTATAGAATTGGAATTGTGACCCGAAGCGTGACATCCAATCTTGCTTTCAGGTCTGCAAGCCTCAACAGTGCCGTCCTGATGAATGATATAATGATAGCCAATGTAGCGAGTCGTGCCCAAGCTGTCTTGGTATGCAGAGAACCTACGAGCCTTGTGAGCTGCATTTATTTGGTCCGCTGTATAAGGCACACCTTCTTTAGTAGCTGAACAATGGATAATTATTTCGTTGATAAGCCGAACACCGGAAGTTACTCCAAGAGTTTCCCAAGTATGTGCTCCTACTATGCCATCAACTGTTAATCCGTGTTCTTTCTGGTAATTGCGAACCGCTTTGTCAGTAGCCGTGCCGAATACACCGTCAGCAGTAATGCCAAGTCTGGTCTGAAGCAGTTTGACGGAAGGGCCGCTACTCCCCAGCTTGATTGTTGTCATTCCATAAATGAATTACTCGGAATATACCATTCCTGTTCTCCTTGATACGGCTCTCCAATAAGAGACACCCATGCTCCACGAATAGTCCCGTCCTTTCGGTAGCATATTTCAACTACGTTTCCTTCTCGACCAATCAGGTCTTCCAGTTTAGCTTCAGTTAGTGTGACAGAAGGAATAATAGTCACCTTGTCGTTTATTTTCATATTAGTACCCTGTTGGTGGTTTACGATTCGGGCAATTGACAACTTCGCATTTCAACATACACAAACGAGTATTTTCAACTTCGAGTGCAGTATTGGTTTTAGTAATCTCTGCCTTTTCATCACGGTGCTTGGTAATCTGGATAAACAACTCATCTATCTTGTCATTTAGCCGATTACGTTCTGATTCCCACTCTTTTCTTTCTTCAGCAGCCATTTTGCGTTCTTCATCATAGAGTTTCTTCCATTCCTCAGATTGCTTGGCTTCATTCTCTATTATTTTAGATTTACGGACTTGTGGGAAAAACAAAAGCATACCGCCAGCACCAGTAATCAAACTGACAGCGGCGGTGACAATAATTTCAATCATTTCTTATTATTGGATTCGGTTTCTGTCTTTGATTCCGGCACGATGACGTTGAATGTAATCCCGCCTTCGCCACCACCTTCAATATTCAAATTGGTTGTCTGGGCTTCTTTGACGGAGTACATATCCATCAAAGCCTTAGCCGCACTGACAGCCACACTTCGCAATGGGGCTGGAGATAGCAAAGTGCCTCGTCTATCCCTGAATTGTGCCGTTGAAGTCTCTTCTAAAATTTTCATAAGGTTCTGAGTAAGATACCGTTTCATATCGCCAGCCTCTTCTGCGCTCATATCTTCCAGTTCCTTTATGTAAGCCTGAATGTCTTCTCGCACAAGCATTTTCTTGGCATAATGGCGAATACGCGGGCCATTCTCTTTATATACCTCTGAATAACATTTGGCTGCATTACCGGCGTAAGGTGCCGTGCCGTTCACAAACAGCTCGCAAAATAGCACCTCTTGTTCAGTTAATTGTTTGTTATCCATTGAAATTCCTAATTGAAACCCTCGATTGGTGGTCGAGGGTTTTGTTTATTAGGAATAGTTAGCTATCAAGGCTTTTGTTTGTATTCGAGAAGTTTATCCAAGATAATATCTCTAAACATTGTGCCAATGGCTTCAGCGGCGGCATTAACGTCTTGGAGACTTTTCAGGTACTCCATATTAAAGTTAATCTGAAGGTCGTAACCGGTGATTTCTATAAGTGTAATGTCTTTATTGTTTTCACTGACAACCTTGTACACATCTCTGTCCAAGATGCTCCGGAACTTGACAACCGGCTCTTCAACCGGTGTCAAGTTTTCGTTTTGTGTTGGATTTTCTGGCATCATATCTTGAAGTGTTTGCGTGATTTTTCTGCTTTATTCATCTGAATACCACCGGTGTCTTCTATCGAGCCGCCCACACTACGCATACGCTGAGTAAGGATGGCAACGACATTAGTAGTGGCAGTCACATCAGCGTCAGCATCGTGAGCATCGTCCAGCTCAATGCCAAGATTCTCACACATGATACCGAGGCTGTATGAGGTGATGTTGGGATTGTGGCACAGTGCCAGCTGTCCAAGATGCAAGGTGTCCATCATTTGAGGGTGCCAATTACCGTAAAAGTCAACCCAACCGCGCACCAATTTCATCAATTCTTTCAGAAGACCGGTGAACTCAAACATTTGGATTAGGAAACCTTCATCAAAGGTTATGTTTTGCCCTATGATGATGGGCTTCATATTGCGTGGAGTTTTCGGTGCCGTGACTCTTTCGATGAATTTGAGAACGTCTTGCGCCAATTCGTTGATGTCCACACCTTTTTCTCTGAGCATATCCATTGTGATGGCTGTGAATTCCAGTGCTTCTTCGCCATACACCATTTCTGTTGGTGCTTCTATGTCATATTTACTCTTGAGAGTTTTGCGTTTTGGAGTCAGAGCTTTCACAGCCCTCTGCTCATAGGGGTAGACATACTTAACGAATGAGTCGATTTTCTCAAATGTGTCAAGACGGATTGCGTGAAGCGCAATCTGAGTGATACCGATCTGTGCTACTGTGAGGTCTTTTTTGGGTATTCCTCCGGTTTCAAAGTCGAGCACGAGGCCGACAATATAGGGTGTTGTTTCTTTAGGTGCTGCCATATCAGTATATGTATGATGCAATCGTTGAGACTGCGGTTGATAAAAATGAAGTTATATCGCTGTCATTATGAAGTACAATGTCGTAGAGATCAAGGTCGATTGACACTCTTTCCAAGTCTCGATGTTTTCTGTCTTCAGCAATGCCATTCAAATTGGAGCGTTCAATATAGATTGACAAAATTTCATACTTGTCACCCCATTTGTTTTTGAGTTCTATCAGACCTTTTTCATCAATTACATACGATGTAATTTTTGAATTTATCTGAGCAGGGGAAGTCCAGTAATGATGACCGCCAAAGAATGTGTACGCTAAAGGATTCTCCGGGATTTTGAAATCAGAGCCGACAAACCAATGGTCTCTTCCGTTGATTTCTCCCTCTCGCATGGGGCGAGTTGTATATGAACAGACGGCTGGGATTCCGTTATGCTCCTGAAGGTGGAGCGAGAGTGTGGTCTTTCCACTACCGGACGCTCCTACCAAAGCTATGATTATTGGTTTCATAAGATTTCCATTTTTGAACTGCGTGAAAACCAGATATTGTTCTTGCCGGTGAAATCGCTATATTTGACCACACCTGAGAACACAATCAATTTGTTCTTTGCATTCATCAGCATTACTCTGAACTTAGCGTATTCTTCCGGCCAGACTATGCACTCACAAAGGTCATTGTTTTGCTGAAGGAGGAGCTTACAGTATGGCTCAGTCTTTCCTGTTCGCTTGCTGTTGAGTTTCTTTTCCTCATATTCAGCGACTGTTGCAGAAATAGCCACACGCCGACCATCGTTTTCATCATCGAACACTTCTTTAAGACTGAGATATGCGCATCGGCCTTTGATTTCAGGCTTGACCGTTGAATTGTCATAGATTCTACGATAATCTATCGCTCCTATTCCTGATACCTTAATCTGCTGTTGGCTCCAGAAATAATGTTTGCCAATAAGGTCTGAAGGAAAGTCCTTTTCTTCGATGCTGAACCCCAACTGCTCGGCTGCTTTTTCAAGAATAGCGTATCTTTCAACAACAGAATATGCGTGTTCTACCTTATCGAAGCATCCTGCTAAGATTAGATTGCGTACATGTCGCGCATTCACCGGACAACGTTGTGCTTCATCTTCATTGTCAGGATCATTCCAATACTGATATTTCTTGAGCTTGTATTTGAAGATGCGGTCGATGAAGTTATGTATGCTGGTGAACTCTCCATTTTTGTTGCGCTCATTGATAATCCAATCCACTGCTTTAACGCCCAACATCTTAATGCTGGTAAGCGACCAGAATATCTCGTCAGTCTTAAAGTCTGTGTAGAAGGATGCCTGACTATGGTTAATATCCGGAGCGACAACCTTAGCGTTACTACACGCTTCCATTTCACTCATCAGAGGAATCAACTCATCGTCATCAGCCCACTGAAGGGCTACCGTATAAAATGCAGTCGGATATTTCGCTTTCAAATAGGCTCCTACATAAGAGGTCACTGCGTATGCGGTCGCGTGACTCTTATTAAAAAGGTAAGATCCACATGCTTCAATCTGTTGCCAAATTGCCTGAGCGTCTTCCAGCGGACAGCCGTTTTTCTTGGCTCCGACCATGAATTTTTCTTTCATGGCTTGAATTTTATCCATCTTTTTCTTCGAGATGAATTTCACCAGTTTAACGCCGTCGCCCAGACTGAACCCTCCAACTTCACGAGCAATGAAGACCACTTGCTCTTGGTATGTTATCAGACCATAGGTGTCTTTTAGGGCGTCGTATGTACCCCAAAGATACACTGGAGCTCTATCACCTCGTTTACAGTCAACATAGTCGGTTGTGGAACCGTTTTCCAGAGTAGCTGGACGGAATAGAGCGTTGGCCGCGATAATGTCATTGATACAAGTTGGCTGCATCTCTTTGATGAACTTTGTCATACCGCGAGACGCAAGCTGAAAGACATTCTGAGTGTAACCGGCGCTCAAGAGCTCATATACTCGTGGTTCATCGCAAGCACTTGTAGCCAACACGTCCAGACTAAGATTTGTCCCATATTGCTCATTGCACAGATTCATTGTCTGCTGAAGTTTGGAAAGTTCCTTGGTAGCAAGACAGTCATTCTTCAATAGACCGCACTCATCAAGCTGATAGCCGTCAAATTCAGACACCAGCATTCCGTCCACCTTTTTGATTGGGGTGAAGTCAAAGCATTCCATATCCTCATCATCCATTTTGTCCGGTGTGACAAGCAATGCAGAGGCGTGAATTGAACTGGAACGAGGTTGGAACATCAGTGTGCGAATATCCTCAAAAAGCTGTGGGTAATCGTGAATGAATTTGGCAATCTTTTTGTTCTGTGCAGCAAGTTTGAAAATGCCGGTATAATCACATTTGTCATCATCAAAAATGGCTGTCAGATAGTTCACCAACGAAGGTGGAATTTTCATTGTGCGGGCCACGTCTTTGATTACCGCCTTCACTTTCAAGGTGGTTAGAGTACCTGCTGAAAAGACTCGCTGCTTACCATTGAGATTGTAGCGTCTCTCAATATACTCTTTTACTTCCTGTCGGCGGTCGCTTTGGAAGTCGTTATCCACATCAGGCAATGATCCACCGGGGCCCTGAAGGTAGCCATTGTCTACAAAGCAATCAATAACTGCCTTAGGGGTTGCGGTTGTATGCTGTTTTACTTTGATAACTTTCATATTGTCATCAGTTTACGGGTTTCATTACTGAAGTAGTAATTGGTCTGTTTGTAGGCATTCTCAAAAGCCATCAGTTCTTTATCCGGCAAAATATGTCGTTGACTGATAAAAGAGTCCGAGATAACACCTTCCATCGAGGTACAGCGACTGAGGGCAACATAGATTTGACCCGGACAAAAAACTCCTTTTGTATGAATCACGATGTTGTTGAATGTCAGCCCTTGACTCTTGTGAATGGTGATGGCCCATGCCAATGTGAGAGGGAACTGGGTGCAGGTACCTTTGACCTTTTTAACGACTTTCCCATTTTCAAGAGCATAGTCGCAAGACTCCCATGTGAAACGTTCAATTATAGCCTCACAGCCATTGTCTAAGGTCACTTTAATCTTATCTTCAGTTATTTCATCAACTACGCCAAGAGAGCCATTAAAATAGCCCTGAGTGCGATTATTGATTAGTGTCATTACTCGTGCGCCAACCCTGAGCTTTAATTCTTGATCGCATGGTGCATGGCCGATATTAAAATCTTTGTCAATCTTTGCTGTGAATGTATGAGTAGCTTCTCCCAGCAACGAATTATTGATGCGCTCCACATCTCTTCTATGAGTGCAGATATGAATGGCATTAGTGTTGTATTGCTCGCTCATATATTTGCTACGCAACGAGCCAAGGTCTTCAATGTCATCTTCAGTGACATTATAAGACCGAATGTTGTTCAGAATCTCGATAAAACGAGGGTCTGACTGTCGGAAGATGTGATTCAGCTCAACTATATTGAAGCCTATCTCCTTAAATACAAGTGCATTAAAGAAATAGAATCCATCATAGAAAGTTTCGAGAATTTTTGCTTCATCGTTCTTGACTACTGGAGGAAGTTGGTATAGATCTCCAAACATAATGACCTGAAGACCGCCAAAAGGCTGTTCCGAACCCCTTACTTGGCGCAAACGCTTATCTACGAAGTCCAGTACATCAGGGCGAACCATACTGATTTCGTCTATGATAATGGCATCAATCTCATTCAAGAGTATGAATTTGTCTTTCGGCAACATTCCTTTAATTGGCGCGTCTGGACTGACAACACCCAATGGTATGCGCATCAGACTATGCAGAGTGACACCGCCAGCGTTAATTGCCGCAATGCCGGTGGAGGCTGAAACGACAAACTTCTTGTTGATATTGCGAACAATATGCCATAGAAAGGTTGTCTTGCCAGTTCCAGCTTTTCCTGTAATGAAGATATGCTGATTTGTTGATTCAATCAATTCGACAGCTTTCTTCATATCATCAGTGATAGTGATTTGGCTCATTGTTTATATTTCGTTGATAGTGAATAGTTCATCTTTGTTATCGAACATAATATCGTCACCCTCTTGAAGCTCATCGGCGTAAACGATAATCGGTTCATCTTCATTTTTTCTCTTGACAATTAACTGAGCGTCAACATCAATCAAGAGTTTATGCGACCCTTCAAGCTCGACCTCCACATATTTTGTAGAGTCTATATCTTCTCCAATGATTGTGGTCTGAGCCGGATATAGACCGGCTCGTTCCGGGAGAAGAAAACGCTCAAAAATCAAGTCATATTTGATTGGGTCGATTAAAGTAATGCCTAACAGATAAAGCAACAGTGAACCGGCGGCAGAACCACGCCCACATCCGACCAAGATACCATTGCTCCTACAGAAGTTGACAGTATCATACTGAACCAGCAAATAGTCAACATTATTGGTAGATTCAATGATATACTTTTCATACTCCATCTGTTTACGATACTGCTCCTGTTTTTCAGGTGGCACAAGGCGTTGCAGCCCCTCTTCAAGCAGTTGATTGAACATATTGTGAGTAGTTCCATATTTGGCTTTCTCCTCATCAGTCATATCGTACTTGGGCATATAGTTTCGTGTATTGTCGAAACGAGCTACAGCATCGTTGGCCACCTTGATTGTATTCTCGCAACATTCAGCAAACAGTGCCGGAATATCATATCGTTCTGCATCAAACAGTTTCTCAAACCAAGCATAGTGTTCATCTACATCTTTGAAATACTGGTCATCCGACTGTTCATGCGCAGTTCCTTCAGCAACCTTGTTGAGTATTATCTTATTCTTTGCGTCATCTTTGTCCAGATAGTAGCAATCAGACAAAAGAATAGGCTTAATGACACTGACAATTTCTACATTGTGAAAATATGCTTTAGTGCTTTCCAGAACCCTTATATCAATACGCTCTGCTTTGTATTCTGAAAGGTCAACCTGATAAAATACCTTGTCGAAAGATTGAAGAAAATCAGGAACCCATTCTGAAAGGTTGTCGTCAATCCATTCAGTAGAATATTTATCAAATACAAACACATTGCCTTCAGCGTGGTTCAGTAGTTCTTCAATGTAGATTGTTTTGTCATCGCTGTCTACCATAATCGCTTTCTGAATCCGGAGCAAATTACGCAATCCTTTCTGTGACTGAACGAATACTTTGCCGCCAAATGTAGTCACGCCATCGTTCACTGTAAGCGAATATCCGAATACTGGATTGATACCCGCAGCTTCACAATCACGCTGGAAAGCATATAAAGAAGCCATAGTATTCTTGTCGCATACTCCCAGAGCCTTATGACCAAGATACTGTGCTTTCTTCACCCATTCTTTAGGCATAAAGCTACCGTTCAGCAATTCGTAAGGGGTATGCACACCCAGATTGACAAATTCGACATTATGTATAGGCTTCTGTCTCTCTCCAACATATTTGAGAATATTGAGAGCAAAATCTTTACGCAAATCGGTATAGTACCAGTTATCGCCAAATTTGAAAACTATGAAGTTGATACCCTCATTCATAAGCACATGAGGTTCTTCCACACTGTTGAATATCAGTTCTCCGTCAGGATTCAATCTGAAGATAGAATTGATTTTCTCAGTGTCCTCAAAGAATAGTTGCCCCATTCCGGGAATTTCAATTACTTCTTCATCTATGATGTTGTACTGGATTTTGTTCCTTTCCAGCCATTCAATAAGCTCATTCATATCTGAACAGTTTTTAGTTTATATTCTCGTGGTGTCATTAGTCCGACTGAAAATGTATCGTAGATTTCCCAAAAGTCCATTTCATCCCAATCTTTGCCATTGCCTTGCAAATTGGCGATGAAACAATCATCAAAGTAATCCTTGACATTTTCTGCGGCTTTCAGGATTGCTTCTCTTGCATCTGTATCATAACCGATGACAATTGATCGCACTCCTTTGGATTGCAGTTTATATATTTGTGTCTGAGATATTTTCTTTCCGAATGTCGCTACAGGGACTATACGGTGATTATCATATAAGTCCAGTTTGCGAGTAAGAGCGATAACGTCAAAAATGCCTTCGCAAAGTATTACGGTGTCGGTTTCATCTTCTACTACAGCATCGTAATTGTAGAGCAGCTTGACAAAATCGTTTTCTTGACTATTGTTGTATCGTCTTTTTTCGTACTTTCCAGCCCAACGAGCTTTATCATTGTAAGCGTCCAGTTCATCTTTTGACCATGTGTGACGAGATACATAGCCCACAATGTCACCTTCATCTATAATCGGGAAGACCACATATTCATCGAATTTGAAATTCAAACCGCGAGTGGTGCCAACTGGAAAATATTCGTAATCATCAGCCTCAAAGCCTCGGCTTTTCAGGTAAGAATTACGATAGCACCGTTTCCACCCTTCAGGCATATCTATGACAGTGAGCTCATCGTCGATTTCTTCTTCTTCCAATTGATAGAATGTAGGAATGTCCAGTGGTTCAAAAGAAGCACGTTCTTCTATCTTTAAGTCACTGCGCCCAATCAAATCTAATAATTGGTCAAGGGTCTTGGTCGTAGCCCCACATTTGAAGCAATGAGACATGAATGTGCGCTTCTTTTCAGTGTCAGGCCCAATATATATACCAAATTTTGAACCGCCCTTTCCGCATACCGGACAGACTGGAACCAAAAGGTTCTTCCGGCTGCCATCTAAATGTGCGTGAAGTTCCTGAGTGAGTTCTCGCACTATATATTCTCGTTCCTCTCGATTTAGATACATGGGTTACGCGGTAAGTTTGTTGATATTCATCGTCCGTTGACGGTCATAGAATGTCTCATGCTCATAGTCTGTCGCTATCTTGAACGGCTCTCCCTTTTTGAAGAATCGGCTCTTGGCAATATGTATGCGCATGGTATTTTCTTTTTCCTCACGAGAAGATTGGTTGAGCGTGATAAGATGCGTGAGAGGGCGGCACAAGCCCTTTGCTTCAGATGTATTGTATGCGGTCAAAACATTCTTTTCATCGTTTAGCCATTCCTGATTTTCGATGGTTGACTGATAGGTTACAACCATCCACACATTTTCATCTGAAGCCAAATCCTTCAGGTCATTGGCTACCTTGATACGCTTCAGTCGCTCTCCCTTCTCAGTATAATGCTGACCGGAAGAATCTGTAAGAAGATCCATTGAGTCAATGATTACGACATCGGGCTGACAGTTGTAGCGTTTCTTGTAGTCTTGTATGGCATTATATATATCAATGGTTGAAACCTGAGCGTTGAACTTAGGATAGGATTTCACATGAAGACGACCGGAAACACTTTTCAGCATTTCTTCCATTTGAGCCACTTCGCTATCTCTCAGCGTTCCTGTCTCGTATTTGAACGAACTGCAAGAAACCAATGATGCGGCGTAAGCATCTACGACTTCAGCTTCACTGCCTTCGAGCTGGATGTGGAGAACATTCAACCCGTCAATCTGACAGGCATTCTTTCCAATCCATCTGGCGATATGGCTCTTACCGACTCCGGAAGGAGCCAAAAAGCAAGAGAGCTGTCCGCGCAGATTGCGGCCATTGTTGCGAGAATCCAATTCATCTATGTAGAATCGGGTAATCGGGGTACGCTTGGACGCGCTATTGTGTTTCTGTCGGTTAGCCTTAAAACGGGTAGAAAACGAGCCAACCACATCAACAAACTCAGCAGAAATAAGGCTGAAATTATTAGCCCATTCCTGATATGCTTGCAGTCGTTTGTCTGCTTCTTCAAAACCAGCTTTATTATAAAGCTCGCCAACTTCCTTGTATGCTTGTTGAAATTTTACTTGCTTGATATAAGTCTCAAGCTGAGTGAGGGCATCATCAACCTCGATGATATAAGCCGAAGTGTCAATTCTATCCAGTAACTCTACGGCTGCACGGTGTTTTGCGATGGATTGCTTTAAGACACTGAACGACGGTATGCGTTTGGTTTTCTTATAGTAATCCCTCATTGCCTTATGGAGTGTCTGAAACTCTCTGTCAGGCAATAGCTTTGGTTCAAGATGCTCTACTACAAGCGCAAGAATATAGTCATTATTCATGCAAGTGTAATAGAGGTCTTCCAAGAACTCTTCAGTCAATAAATTATTCTCTCTTTGAGCTGCCATTTTCGATGCGTAATCTGAAAATCTCCGGATATTTGCGTTCTGTTTCCTTCTGGCACTCAGCGACAAAAGAGCAATTGCTACAAGCATCTGATAACGGACTCCAGCCCAATGTAGATGCCTGACAGATTAAATATCCGATTTTTTGGTTAAGTTGTCTCTTTTTGGTAAACTCCTCAGACTGCACATAAATGAACTTTGCCTGCGGATGTTCTTTGCGATCTTTTATCAGATTGACAAGAGCGTCACGACTCAAACCAACTGTTTCCAGCCATTGATTCTGATAGAACTTATGTCCTCGCTTTTGCTCTTTCAATCTCAGAATAGACTGCGGCCCAAAAACTTGTTGTAAGAGCAGCGGCGTTCTGTTCCTGAAATTATAAGCGGCACATACACAAAAGTCAACTAACCGTTCACAGGTTACTGCACCGAATTCTTTCTCGAACCGGTCTAAAAATGTTCGTAGAAGTTTAGTGGTGGCCCCACCTTTTGAAAACTTGAAGGTAGGGTCCACTAACTTTTTTATGATTTCCGTGAAAACGGTAGCTGTTTGCTTAATCAGTTTTTCGTTTGCCATCGCGTGTGATTTTATCCCTCATGTACTGACGAGCAAGGAACAACCTACTTTTTACGGTATCAATATTACGAGATGTGAGATTTCCCTTTTCAAATTCGATGTCGGCAATCTCTTGTAAGGAATAGCCAGCCATTTGCAGCAATAAGGCTTCTTTGTACATTGGTTTCATCGAATCCAATGCTGCAAGAATGTCATCATTATACAATTCCCGATAGTTTTCAAGACACATACAATTAGCGCTGGGAGCGTCATTGTCCAGTAAGTCATCACAGACTACATGAATGTCATGGTCTCTATCCCGATTATCTTCTTTGGCTCGTTTACGATTGACCTCGAACACTTGTCGTTTGGTCACGATATGAATCCAAGTTTTGATTTCTCGGCTTGGGTCGTATGTCTCTATTCCTCTGAAAAGAGTTGTCAAAACTATTGAATAGTTCTCTTCGACATCTTCTGAACTGTCGCTGTACTTGATGCACAGCTTATAGATCATATTGAAGTATGGGCGAATATACTTATCAAATAACGCATTTCTGCGAGTTGCAACCTCTGGGTTTAGTTCGTGGTCGATTCTGTCGGCTGCTTCGCGTATCGCTTCTCCCATGAGATAGACACCTCTTTGTTGAACAATAGAGATGCTTCTTCTGTCAATTTATGGGTTTGGCAATACTTTTTCCAGCGTTGCTCTTGTTTAATGAACTCGTTTCTAACTTCTTCGTCGCTTGGCTTGGGAGTTTGCTCCAGAAAGCCGTAGAATCCCATTAGGATTAAGCCAAACACGTTGAAGTGTTTCTGAGAGTCGCGTTCTTGCGCTCTTTTGATACGTCTCGTGATACTCATAGTCGTATTAGTTTATATTGTTCTTTCTTACATAGTACATGAAGATGTGAGTAGCGTCTGCTTCATTGTCATCGCAGGGCTCAATGCCCCAGCGTCTTTTGCAATAATCTATCATCATCTTCTTATCAGCCTTGCCATTACCGGTCGCCCATTTTTTTACTGTTGTGGGGTTAATGAAGATTGGCTCCGGTAGGTCTAAAGTGTCGCAGACTTCTAAGAGAATGCCTCTGAATTCTGATAACTTCACTGAAGATTTGAAACCTCCTGCTGAGGTTCCGGCTGAAACATCTTCAGCTACAATTTGGCAGATACCATGTTCAGTGATGAAACTTATCAGCATATCGCGGAATGCTTTGTGCTGCTTGTTCCCGTTCCTTCTCATGGATTCGGTGAAATCCCAAGTGCCACTGCCGTGAACAGAGTGATAGCCGGTGTGAGTGGCAATATCAAGTCCAAGCACTTGGTCTTTTGTCAATTTGGCGGTTCTTTCATGCTTCAATTCCATTTAATGTTGAAATACCATTTTGTTTTGTGACAGTTAGTCGATATGGATAAGCCTCAGCTATCTGGCCGTGACTTACAACCATCGAAGTAATCTGAAGGGCATTCAAGGCATCGAACATATTGGCAAGACCGGCTTCATCAGTTGCGTCCAGTATCTCATCAAGTATGAGAAGGTCGAGTCCTTTGTCGTCATTACAGTTTACATTAGTCAACTTATGCAGTGCGAGGATGCTGGCGAGATTGACTCGGCATTGTTCCCCGGCAGAGAATTTCGCAAATGAACCGCAATCAATCCCGTCTCGCAGCAACGATATAGAAATCTTATCGCGGACTTTACCACTTTTAAGAATAGTGTAACCTGAGAATGCAATACGAATGTCGCTCCCGATAGTTTCAAGAAATTCATTTGTCAGCTGCCCCAAAGCCTCAATTTTAGAATTGGCTAAGTGAGTTTTGAAAGCAACAAATCGAGCCTCTTGCTGTATCAATTCGGAAAGTTGCGCATTAGCACTTTCCAGATTGGCCACATGTACTTGCAATTCAGTTTCATATTCTGATTTCTTCTGCTCCAATTTTTCAATCGCATCAGAGGTCGATACATCTTCAAGATTTTTGATGGCTTCTTCATAACTGCTAATATTTCCTTGCGCAGTTGATACCATTACCTTGAACTTATCTATATCAGCCTCAGTCTGTCGAATTTCAGAATCAACAATGTCAAACACATCATCGAACAAATTTTTGCGCAATGAAGCGATTTGACCCTGAAGGCGAGAAACTTGATTGCGCTCTCCAGACAAGGCAAGCTGAAGAGTGTCCAGTGTCTTTCGGAGATTGTTGGTTTTGATGTTAGCGTCACGAATTGATGTCGCCAGTTCGTCAAGGTTCTTGTCAATTTTGGTCAGCTCTTTGCGATTACGATTAACCACTTCGTGTGCTTCATCAATCTTGTCGCCATTGTTATCTTCTGTTTTGTGATTCTTGTTCAGTCGTTTATTAACCTTATCAAGCTGTTGCTGCAACTGCTCAATAGAATATTCAGATTCAAGAAGGAAACGATGATGGCAAGCCGGACATTCGATAGTACCAGCCAACAGTCCTTTAAGTCTGGAAATCTCTTTCTGCAATTTTGCGGAATCGTCAATAACTTTACGATTTTCAGCAGTTAAGTCTGCGATAATCTTATTGGCTTCGTCGATTTCAGCCTGAAGTCCCTTGCATATAGGAGTATTCTCAGCTTGCAATTTTTCGTGCTGTTCTAAAAGCTCTTCGTAGATTTTGCAAGCACGGCTTACTTCCTTTTCATATCCAGCAATACTGCTAAGAGAAGATTTGACTCGCTGCTCATATTCAGCCAACTTGTCATTTAACTCATTGGAATATTTAGGATAATCCTTCATAGTCCGTCCGCTGAAAGAATGCCGTTGGAACAATGCCATTATTTCTCGGAAGCATTCTTCAATACCGGTTGGGCTGCTTTCCAAATCTTCAAACACACGAACAATTTCATCCAGAACACCCAATCGTTTTTCACGTTCAGTAATAGACTGATTGGCTTCACGGATTTGACCGCGCAATCTGCTTATAGCCTCTTTATGAGCTGTAATCAGTTCATCCCGCTTACGAACCTGTTCAGACGCTTCAGCGTGGGCTGAGTCAATTTGGTCAACGATAGTAGATACCCGTCCTTCGCTGTTGGCAACTCGTTTCTCAGCGTCAAACACGACATCTTTTGCCTGTTCTATGTCTTCCTTCAGATGACCGATAGATTCATCCACCAGATTTCCATTGCTGAAACGATTGATAAGCTCTTTCTTGATGCGGTCAGAAGCATTGAGGAAAGAGGAGTATTTATGTTTTGACAGTATGAAGCTGGAGAATATATCATCTTTGGACAGTCCGATTACATTCAAAATGTGACGATTGTATTCCAAAATAGAGGACAAGACGACTTTTTCACCATTGTATAAAATCGAAATCGTCTGTGGATCATTACGGCTGAATGTACGCTCGATTTCAAACTTATCATTGGTCACATCGTTAACCAGAACACAAGTCAACCGAGCCTCATCAAAAGCATCATTGATAATCTCTTCAGTATTGACCTTTCGCAGAGATTCACCGGTTAAAGCAATCGCAAATGCTTCTATCAACGCGGATTTGCCAGAGCCGTTGGATCCCTGAGAGTCATTGTCAAGGTTGTTCCCGAAGATTAGGGTAGTATGACCCTGCAAAGGACTATATTCAAGCTCTCTGAAGGCGCAAATATTTTGTGCTGAGATTGTTTTTAATTGCCACATAAACCTTCGATTTTATCGAGGTATTGCAACCCCATTTCTATGTTGTCGATTTCTTTTTGAATGCAGAAACGAGTATATTCGTCTTTCAACCCTTCTTTATTGAACTTAGCGTTAAGGTCTTGAATCTTTGCGTGACTCATAGTCGTTTCCGCTTCAACCTCAACCTTCGTTGCGCCAAGCTCAATTAAAGCATTCTTATCAATGCTCGCAGCTTGCTCGGCTGTGCAAGCAATCTTTAAGCGCACTTTGGTATTGCCATCACATGATTGCGCCAACAATGCTTTCGCATCATCTATATTGTCAGCATTAAGTTCAATGGTCTTAAACTGAGTGTTGACGGTATTTTGAATAAATTCGGTTGAACCATCAGAGTATAGGACTGTGTAACCCTTTTCTGGGTCTTCTCCAAAATTATGCTGTCGGGAAGAACCGATATATTCAATCAGTCCGTTTGCAATCACAGCGCGGTTGTGATAATGTCCCACAAGCACTTTGTCAAATGCTTTGAAAATGTTTATGGGCAGTTCCTTGTCAGAAGCGGTAGAGAGCGCACCGTTGATGCCTTCGTGACAATAAAGGACATTCTTTTTGTCAGCTGGTAATTTCGCAATAACCTGTTCGAATTTTTGAGTAAAACTGCCGTCTTCAGGGAAATAGCCAATTAGCCATAGGACTACATCGTCTGAGGCATCATAACCGGCATAATCATCTATCACATCAACGTTGGGATATTCACTGAAAATGTGATTGTAGCTCAGAATTGATTCAGGATCAACTTTGCAATGATTGCCGGGTTCAATGATCACATAGACATTTTCGTTCTTTGCTTTGATGATTGCTTCTCTTGCAGCCATCAAAACATTTAGCGTCTGCCCTGCTCTGGATTGCCATAAATCACCGCCGATAACAATCGTATTTATCTCTCGCTCTTTACAGATACGCAAAGCCTCATCCCAATTCTTGTGAAATTCGGGAATATTGTCCTTGCTGAGATGTATGTCGTTGATTAGCAACATACAAGCATATATGCTCTGCTTTTTCATGTTGTATAAGGGGTGTAATGGGGCACAACACTGTTGTCAATGGTGTGCCCCATCGCTTATTAAATATGAATAGAGTGAGGATTAACGACGGCGACCGGGACGAGTAGTGCGACGTGCCGGACGTGCTGCCGGTTCACTGGTGTCATCGTTTCGTGAACGGCGAGGAGATTCAGATTCGTCACCAGAATCTTCATCATCATTGTCATCGTCGTTGTCGAGGTCTGCATCGTCAGTCTCATCGGAGGCTGTTTCAGTTGTGGATGCCGGAGCTTCGTCTTCAGATTCGCTATCATTACCGCCATCTTCCAGTGCGTCTTGGATTTCTTCAAGAACTGAGAGGTTGGATTTTTTGCGGTCAACGCGAATATCGAGGTCGTTATCTTCGATAAATTCACGAATTTGTGAGCGGAGGTTCTGTCCTTCTTCCGAGCGGTCGTTCAACCCCTTTTCTTCAAGATCATCGTAAATTGCCCAGAGTTTGTCAATTGTCATTTTACCGCCCTTGCTGTCATCGCCCTCGGCATCATCTGAACCGAATGAGAAATGCGACTGATCATCAGCGGGGAGGCACATCTTGATTTGGTCAATGCAGTCTTTGATTTCATCAGACTCCATAATGTTGAGTCCGAACTGCTCATCCTGTTGACGTAGGAACTCAACTGTGGCTTCAAGATGGAAACGTCGATATACATAGAGGACTTCAGGCAGACGGGGTGCGTCCAAAAGCATCTGCAATTCTTCCTGAGAGAGTTGATCTACACCGCTGAAAGCGTCAATGCCAACAGAATAGCTGGTCTTCTTTTTCTCAGTTTTGCGTGTGATTTCAACCGGGTATGCGTTGAGTGGCGATGAAATGGGGCAAAGAGCATTTGCGTCCTTCTGAGCGAGTTTCCCCCATAGACGAAGTTTTGCGTCTTCGAGATCCTTGTACTGAGAATAGGACAACTGAAGAATCTGAAGACCCTTTTCACGATCGTTCATGTCAAAGACATACATACAACGCTTAGAGTTGTATTTCAAGCCGCCGTTGTATGTCGAGCCGGTAATTTTGTCACAGAAGTCCTTGTCGTCTTCATTGGCATCACAAGCCAACTGAACATAGAGGTCGATAAGATCGTTGTCAAGTTTGGGAAATACCAAACTGGTGTGGCATACCGGAATGGTTTTGGTGACTTTCTTGCCTTTTTTGTCAACACCGTTGATTTTTAGGAAGATGTCTCTCTGAGGGTACTCATAGCCCTTGCGCGGCATAGGGAGTATCGGCTGACCATCGGGACCAATCACCGGGGCCAAAGGTAGAATACGGACGGCATAAGTACCATCGTTACTGAGCTGCAAGTATTGCGTTTTTACATTGCTCTCGGATGCGCTTTTTCTTTTCGCGTCATCCAGTGTTTCTTGTGATTGAGCGAAGAGTCCAAAGACAGAACTCTGCATTACGTCATCTTCGTGATTGTTGCTCATGTTGAGTTGATGATGTAGTAGGTAGTATGCACTTCCACACCTCGGCGTAAGCATCTGTGTATAGCTCTCTGGCTTCAGGAGCTTTTAACACTTCCCTGTCAGGGATTGTGATGTTCCACTCTCGGCGGGCATGATGGATAATACGCTGGATAACGTAATCCATCTCAACTGAATTTTCGTTTTTTAGGTCAACGTACTCAAACGTTTGACCTTCGATTATACAGCTGTGGAGCGGTGCGTACACTTGCTCGAACCATCTGTAAAGGGCATCTACTGGAGGGTGATTTGGCAGACCATCAGAAATAGTCTTCAAAACAACCCCGAAGAGATACTTCAACTGAGGCAAAGAGCGATTCTTGAATTTGTCGTATATGAGATATTCATAATCTCCTTCCGGCAATTTCTCCACCGAATCTAAAAACTCTTCTAAATCGGTCCCTTGTTTGTGGACTGAAAAGGAACCGCGTTGCTTTATCATCTACATGACGAGTTTCATTTTCGATAGCAAAGTTAAGCATTTATTTTTGAACAATCCAAATTTTTGAAATAAAAATTTTCACAAAGTTATTTACTT